GCTATAGATGTTTATGCTTTGGTTGCTTTAAAACATCAAACAGTTAAGTTTATGTTTCCAAATGGTCTAAAGCAGATAAGTTTTAAAGACAAGGATGTTCAAGCGTGGGACACGCTGAAGAATACAAAAGACCTATTTAAAGAGCTTCGATGTCAACAGACACCTTAGGTTTTTCGTAATGCTTTACAGAGTTCATACCTAAAGATATTAGATACTCAACCACCTTATGTGGTTCTTTCTGTTCAGTCTCACAAAAATCCTTAAACTTTTTAGCAAGATGTTTGTTTATATATACAGGCTTTCTTCCGTTCCTTTCGTTTAAGATACGATCATCAAACTCATATAAATTCATAGCTACCTCATGGTTATAGAGAAACTTCTACTGAATAATCTCCTATATTATTACCTTTAGCATCTGTTCCGTAAACCATCTGTAATTCAAGATCTATAAAGTGTTTGGCTTTTAACAAGTCAGTAACCCTATCCTGTTTCTCTCCTTTACTTCTGGTTATATATTTTAAACAACTACCTAGGTTATAAGACAGGTTGTTAGCGTATATATAATCAATAGGCTGTATCTTGGACTGCTTATAGTGCGTTCCAGCTACTTGGTTATTGGTTGCAAGCTGATCTATCTCTTGATCCCAATCCTTTTCGTTTCCTATGTTAGTATGTGCGTATACTGTTTTATTCATCATTAATTTCTCCCAAATTTTATTAAATATTACTTGATAATTAGTAATATTGGTTTATTATAAACAAAAATATTAATAAAAGGGAAATTTATGGAAATATTAGAAAAGAATTTTGACATATCAAATACCATAGAAGTTGACGAACTAGCAGAGAGATGGGGAGTCAGCAAGAAAACAATTGATAATAGAAGGTACAGAGGACAAGGTCCAAGCTATTTTAAGATTGGCGGTAAGATTAAATACGATCTTGATGATGTGAAAAGAATGGAAAACGACTCTTATATTTCTGTCCATGGCGCACGCTAAACTCTCACCTTCAGCAGCAAAGATTTGGATGGCTTGCCCTGGCATGCCACAACTCTTGGCGAGTATGCAGGTTGAATATAAAGTAGGCATACCAGCAGCGACAGGTACATTGATTCACGAAATGGTTGAGACATTGCTTAAAGGCAGATTAAACAACCTTACCTTAGAAGAATACTACTTAGACACAACACATCATGTAGAGGACTTTGATATCACAGTAGACCAAGAGATGATTGATTGTGCTAACACTTATGTAGATTACATAGACCAAAGAATGATGGACTTGGATGTAGCAAGACCATTGATTGAAGAAAGAGTTAACATGCCAGAAATACATGCAGACCTATGGGGAACAGCAGATGCAATACTCATTGGTAAAGACATGATAGAGATAATAGATCTTAAATCTGGTAAGTGGGCGGTAGAAGCAGACAACCCACAAATGCGTATCTATGCACTTGGTGCATTATCAAGATACGGAGATGACTGCACAGTTCAAATGACCATAGTACAACCAAGAGGTTGGCACAAAGATGGTCCTATTAGATCATATTCCATATCAGCTATTAACTTAGTTGAATGGGCCTATGAAACTTTAAAGCCAGCTGCTGAAGCTTGCTTTGAGGAAATACCCACATACAACTATAGCAAAGACGGATGCCGTTGGTGTAATGCTAAAGATGCGTGTGATACCTATAAACAAAACCAAATGGGAGACTAAAATGGTAGAAGAAAATAAAACTGAAAGCGTTGAAGAACCAACGATTAAGTTTGCAGATGATGGCAAAGAACATAAGATTAATGAAATGCCAGACAATGCAAAAGAGTTGATGGCTAGATGGCAGGAGAAAAAACAAGTGAGAGACGAGTTTATTGTCAAAGCCAACAATGATATTGACGACTTAAATACTTTACTTGGTTCTTATGAAGCTCGTATGAAAAACATATTAGAGCCAGCAGAAGAAAAAAAGATTGAGGTGCAATAATGTCGTTAGCTAATATTAGGCAAAAGGCAAAACTAAAACCACCAATCTTAGTATTGTATGGTCCTGGTGGAATCGGTAAAACATCTTTTGGTGCAACTATGAACAAACCAATCATAGTTCAAGCAGAAGATGGCATTGGTAAGATTGAGTGTCCTCATTTTCCTGTAGCTAAAACTTATACAGAATTAGAAGGAAACTTAAAATCTTTAATAGAAGAAGATAGCGAATTTAAAACTGTCATAGTGGATAGCTTGGATTGGTTAGAAACTTTAATGCAAGACTATGTTTGTGAAAAGAATGGTTGGCCAGATATCAGTTCACCAGCATACGGAAAAGGCTATGCCGCTTGTTTAGAGATATGGAAAGAGTATCTTGCTTTACTCAATCAGTTGCGAGATAAAGGCTTTACTGTCTTACAGATTGCACATAATGAAGTAAGAAGGTATGAAGATCCATCAAGCGAACCCCATGATCGGCATCAAATAAAGCTCCACAGGAAAGCCGCTGATCTGGTCATAGAACACAGCGACGCGGTATTCTTTGCTAATTACAAGATAGGTACTATCCAAGTAAAAGGTAAAGGCGGTGGTATGACTACTAAGCTAAAGCAAGGAGACAGAACTATCTTTACACAAGAAACACCTGGCTTCCAAGCTAAGAATAGATTTGGTCTTGATAATGAAATGCCTTTTGAATGGCAAGCCATTAGGGAGCAAATGTTAAAGTGATTGATACTAAAGAACTTAACGAACACTTTTGCGATGATGAGCCACAATACGATGAGGACGGATATTGTCGTCATTGTGGATCAAAAGAGGATGAGTGTTCAGAATATAAATGTTGGATTTAAAAAGGAGTAAAAAATGGATTTAACAAATTTTAATGTAGATGCCTCTAACGAAGGCAAGTCGGCAGTTGAGCCAGGTAGACATGTTCTGCATTGGCAAGGCGAAGAAGAAGCGTTGGTAGAAGGTAGAAACGGATGGCGTGGGTGCAAGATGTATTTTGAGATTGATGGTAGTAGCATCAGATTGAATCATACCTTTACTGTTGGCCACGATAATCCCAAGTATGTAGATAGCGGTGTTAAGTCAATGCTACTCATGGCGCAAGCGATGGGATTAAAAGAACCACCAAAAGATACATCTACTGCCTTCATGGGTAAAAGTGTATCAGCTGAGTTAGTCAAAGATGACAATGGTTATTTAAAGATTAATGAAGATTGGGGTAAGACTTGGCAGGCTACTAATCAAAAGCCGAAACCTGTGGAGAACGACAATATAAAAGCTGGTCCTAGTGAAGCAGACTTAGATGCAATGGGTACTACAGTGGCGAGCGAGGATGACGCACCATTTTAATTTTGATGGTAAGAACAGACCCACGCTGTGTGCTTATTGTAAAGCACCAGCTGGGCCTTTTTTAAGAAAGGATGGAGAACACTGGCTTGGAGCGTGCTGTATGGCTCATTTAAAAAAGATTGGGGAGGGAGAAAGACTACCCAACAAAGCACAACTGAATGATACAGGAATAGAATATTCCATAGCACAAACCAAAGATATTTATTTAGAACTAGCAGGAAAGGAAGATCAAAAACCATTGCACAAATGGGATAGAGATAACAGGAAAAGGATCTTTACAACTATTGTTAGGGAATATCTAAACTGGGCGAATGTGCAAGCGCAGTTAGATGACGAGAGAGCTGCAAATGGATTTAACAAAGTACCTGAAAAAGGACATACTCTATAACGACCTTGGTTTTAGCACAGGTAAGAGTACACATGATTTAATAAACGAGATGCAAGCACAGGGGTTGCTTGTAGACTTCTTAGAAATTACTGGTGAGATAATACGAGTACCAGTAAAAGCAATAGGCGGTAAACCAGATACAGGCGGTCAGAAGTCTGGGTATTATGCTGTCAACCAGGTTGGCGGACACATGTTCTGCACTTATGGTAATTGGAAAACTGGTTTTGAGGGCAAGTGGTCAAGCATAGATACTAACCAACTTAGTATTGTAGATAGACAAGAACTACAAAAACAAATGGAAGAGGCTAGTGCTAAGTCGCGTGCCGAAAGGAAGCAAAGACAAGATGAAGTTGCAGTTGAAATGCAAGAAAAGTTTAAGATTTGCCACGAAGCCATTGACCATGAATATCTCACGAATAAAAAAGTTAAAAGTTATGGGTTGAAGCAATTAAACGGTAGATTAATTGTTCCTGTATATAATACCACAGGACAGATTCGCTCTCTACAGTACATAGACAAAAAAGGGGAGAAAAGATTTGCTTCCGCCTCAGAAATCAAAGGTAATGTATTTTTAATCGGCACTACCTTACAAGATCTAAACAATACAGAAAAATTAATTTTAGTTGAAGGCTACTCAACTGCCGCTTCAGTTTATGAAGCTACCCAAATTCCTGTAGCTTGCGTTTTTAGTGCCAACTTCTTGTTGGATGCAGCCTCTAATTTACGCAAGCTGACAGGTGCTAGATTTATTCTCGCACTTGATAATGATGAGAGTGGAGTGGGAGAGAAGAAGGCGCAAGAGTGCGCGAGTGCTGTGGTTAACAGTGCGGTGAGATTACCTAGTGAAGTTGGAGATTATAACGACCTGTATTTAAAAAATTGTTTAGATAAAGTTAGAGCTGAACTGATAGAACATAAGTTAGGCATACAAAAATATGCGATTCGTAATCTTGTTGGTAAGCCAGAAGCACAGAAGTTTTTAGTTGACGGTCTTATTCCTATTGGTAAGCCTGGAATCCTTGCCGCAGTTGGTGGCGTAGGTAAGTCGCTAAGTGTCATACAGTTGGCGTTAGCGGTGGCGTGCGGTGGCAGGTGGTGGGGGAAGGATGTTAAAGAGCGTGGCAACACAGTTATATTTTGTGCGGAAGATGATTTAATGGAAATACATAGGCGATTAGACTTGCTGGACCCTAACGGCAAGAGATTTAGCTCTGT